CGGTACGCACCTTCATGCTGATCTCGGGAGCGGGAGGCATTCCGAGGATCTGCGTGGCGAGCGCCTTCGCCTGTTCAGCGCTCAGACCCATACCGTCAGCCAGGGCAACGATCTTTTCGTAACCGGCCTGCCAGTTTGCCTGGATCTGCTGCCACGGCGCGTTAGCTTCCTGCGCCTTCGTCGTCGCCTCGCTCGTGTTCTGAGCGATCTTCGACAGCATCTCGTACGCGTTGATGCCCGCTTCGCTTGTGAGGTCGAGCTGGCCGTCGACCATCTTCAGCGCGTTGCGGAACTCGCCCTGCTTAGCCGTCGCGTCGATCATCGCCTGCTGCTGCGCTGCCTGAGCGTCGAGGTAGTTTCGGTTCAGGTCGGCCAGAGACTGGATCTGGGCTACGAGTTCCCGGACGGACCTGGCGTGGTTACTCGTTGCTCCGGCTGCTTCTTCCTCTGCTGCCGTGATGGCAGCCAGAAGACCTCGTCGTTTCTCCAGTGCTGACTGGTAGGCGGTGTCGCTGGCGCCGGAGTCGGCAAGGAACTGGCTCTTTGCTGACCCTTCGAGGCCGGAGCTGTCGGCCTCCTTTCGGATCCGCTCCATTTCCTTGATCTCGGCGGTGACGTCCTTGAGTTCCTTCTTCAGCGTCCCGAGGTCTTTCCCGGATGCGGTGAAGGAGGTTCCCAGCTTGTCCATGGTGCCGGTCAGCTGAGCGAAGCCGGTCAGGTTGGACGACAGGTGAGAGAACAGGCCGCCGAAGATGGCGTCGACAGCGCGCAGGCCACCTTCGACCAGGTTCAGCGCGCCGGAGAAGGAACGAAACACGCTCACCAGAAGGAAGGTGGCCGTCTCGGACTTCGCCGCCATGTTGATGAACTCGCCGACGCCGACGAGCAGGTTCCGGATCTCGTCTCCGAGATGAACCCACACATCGCCCAGAGCCTCGGCCCCGCCGTTCGCGGTCATCGCCTTGAACATGTCGCCGATGCCCTGGCCAACCTCGCCCATGGCGGTACGGAACCCGTCCATGGCCGGACCCGCCTGCGAGAGGCTGGCGGTGATACCCGGAAGCGCCCTCGCGCCAAGGTCGGTGAAGGATCCGATGAACTTGTCGACCAGTGGCGCCGTCGCCGCGAATGTCCCGGCCAGGGCAGGCTGCATCCTCTTGACTGCAACCGTAACGTTCGCCATCGCGCCGACGAGAGCACCCTCAAGGGGCTGTGCGGCTGCGCGTACCGAAGCCCCGACCGAGGACTTCATGTCCTGGAAGGCAGACTTCACCTGTGCGTTGCCGCGCAGGGCGAAGGCGCCCAGTGCGATGAACGCGCCGCCGAGTGCAGCGATGAGCAGAGCGCCCAGTGCCTGAGCTGCCGGACCGATCAGCAGCAGGGTGGCGATGAGGATTGCCGCCCAGCGCTTGTTCGCCTTCAGCATGTTGCCCATACGGCCAAGACCTGCAAGGAGCAGCGCCAGACCGTTGGAGACACCGCGAAGACCGCCGAGACCGAGACCGCCCATGTTGCTGAGCGTTCGTCGCAGTCTTCCTGCATGGTTGTTCGAGTCTCGGAGTCTGCCCTGGAAGAGGGTCAGGTGAGCACTCAGCCGGTTGAAGACGTTGCCCTGCCGACCGACCAGCACCATCCGCGCTCTGAGCTGATCGACGTCACGCGACATCGTTCGGAAGCGGGCACGGGTGATGTCACCGTTCCGTGCAGCAGTGCGCAGACCACGGTTCACCAGGTCGAGGTCGCGCCCCATCTGCTGGAGCGTGCGTTGCGTCAGCTGACCGTTCTGCGCCATCTGCCGGAACCGGGTACCGACTCGGCTGATGTCCTGACCGAGAGTGCGGAAGTTCCGGCTGGTGCTGTTCGCACTGTTTCCCGCGTTGCGGAAATTCTGCCGGAGACGGTTCACCTGCTGGTTGATACGCGCAAGCTCGCCCCGGGACAGATCCCGGACCCGGACAGTAAGTGTGATGTCATCAGCCATCGCGACTGTCCTTTCCGGAATCCGCCATGTGGTACAGCTTCACCAGCTGTAGAAGCTCCGCATCCTCGGCGAGGATTTCGCTGGGGAGCTTATGAAAGAACTGGCACAGGTCAACGATTGTCTCTGCCCGTACCAGTTCCTTCGGCTTTGTTACAACGTCTCCGTAGGAATCGACGCCACCAGGGAAGGCTCGCCAACGAGCGACTTTTTTTCCGTCTTCTCCGGAACGTCCGCAATGGCAGAGGTCCAGGCGTTGATGATGAACATGTTCATCACGAAGTCGTTGCTTGTCACACCCTCGTACGTGGTGGGTACGAGTTCTCCCGTCTCCTCGTCTTCGAGGTTCCAGGAAACGAGATGACGAGCGAACATGCGCAGCATGCCCTCGGTCTCCCTGTCTCCCTCAGCACCAGGGGCACTGAGGGAGACAAGCTCCAGGTACTCACCCGTGGTGAGACCGCGAACCTTGACTTCGAGACCCTCGTACTCGGTCCCTTCGAAGTCGAGCCGGTACACCTTGCGCCTGCGCTTGAATGCCATGTTTCCTCCCCGGATCAAGGCATGAAAAAAGCCCACCGCGAATGCGATGGACTGCCGAAGGATGTGTCTTTCGGAGCGTCAGCTCCAGGTCGGAACCGTGCCGTCGGAAAGCTGGCCGGGCACCGCCCACGTAAGCTCACCGCTGTCCGCTCGGGTGAGCGGGTAGTCGGTGTAGATGCACTCGTTGGCGAGCGTCTGGCCGGAAACGCCGATGCTCGTGGTACGGGCGACGGAGGTGGACGGAACCGTCTTGAAGACGGCGTGGCTCATGTTCGAGGCGTCGTTGAAGACACCGTTCAGGGTGATCGTGAAGTCGGCGAGCAGGAGCAGACGCTCGAACGCAGACTTGTCGATGCCCGTGGTGTCCTGGGTCGCACGTGGAGTTGCGAATTCCAGGTTGGTGATGTCGTTGCGGATGTCTCGCGGGGTACCACCACTGTCGTCAACCGACAGGGTGGTCCAGGCAAGGCCGCTTTCCTTCGCCAAGGTTGATCACTCCCTCAAGAGTTAGCCCTGCTGGATCTGCCGGGCGAGCTTGTCCTGATGTTCGGCGAAGTCCTCGGTCCAGTGTTCGGGCCGTGTATGCCGCCGTACGTTCCCGGTCGGATTCCCTCGGAAGTCCCCGTCGCGAACGATGAAGATCTCCTGCTTGTCCAGGAGACTGCGGTGGAGCTGGGAACGAAAACACGGCTGACCCGGCTCGAAGATGAGCCAGTGTTCGTTCTCGTTGACGTCCAGTTCCGTGTACTTGCGCCCCGAGGTCTTTGCTGCGTGCAGCATCTCCGGGGGAAGTCCCTCGACCCGGAGCTTCCAGCCCCTGGTGTACTCGGGGCATTCCACCTCCGCGCACGTTGCGGGGCGCCAGTGGGTACTGACGGGCGAGACGATCTGGTAAGTCTTGTAGTCCTGCACTCCTCCTTGCGGAGCAATGCGGTTCATTCGCTGCATGGTGTTCTCCCCGGATTCGACTCGGTCAGAAGACCTGACCGGCGCTTTCGTTCTTCACCAGAACGACGGCGAACTCAACAGAGGTGACTCCGCCCGTCGTCACGGTGACGGCGCGCACGTACCGGCGGACAGTCGCCGTATTGGCGAGAGCAATACGCTCGACCGTCGGAGCCGATGTGGTCTGCGTGAAGGCGAACCCGGCGATATCCGCGAACGTCGCGTTGTCGGCCGAGTCCTGGATCTTCACCGTCACGTCGGTGCCGTCGAAAGCGAATACCTGCAAATACGCCTGAGCGCCGAAGCTGGCCGAGGCGGTGGTGTCGATACCCGTGCCGTCGGTCGCGGCGGTGTCGGTTCGGATGCCAGCGGTCAGGCTCCGGCCCCACTCGATCCCGTAACCGTTCGACTCGGCTCGGACCTTGATGGAGAGCTTGCCGTCATCGCCACGGGTCCAGTCGTAGTTCAGCTGCTTGCCGACCAGGGCGGCAGCCGGGTTGCCGAGCGTGGTTCCACGGAAGTACATGAGCTGCCGGTCAGCCATCGGCAGAGTGGACAGCGCGATGTGCTGGTGGTCAGCGGTGACGCCCGGATCGTCGGCAGCAGTCTCGGGGTTGAAGTGAGACGTCCACTCGATACGGCCGTCGCGCAGTCCGCCGATGCGCTCGTACGCGGACTTGTCGATGCCGGTGACGTCGAGGACGGCAGGACCGCCGCCGATCTCGTCCAGTGCTGCGGTATCGCCGGAAAGGTCGTAGCCGCCTACGTAGAAATTGTCACCGAGGCCGCTCTGCTTCGCCAAGAATCACCCCTCCTCGGGACATGCGAAAGGCCCGCTCGATGTGAGCGGGCCTTCGGCTGGATTGTTTACGCGGCTTGTGCCCAGACGTCGTCCACGATGATCGGGATCATGATCTGGAATACCCGGAATTCTTTACCGTCCAGGTTGAAGTAACCCGACCTGACGTACAGTCCTCGGCCATGCGCACCGAAGATGTCGATGTGCCGTGATTCCCCGCCGAGGTCGAAGTCGCCGATGAAGTTCGTGAACACCGCGTCGGTGGCCAGGACGAGACCGGAGTCGATCGTGTCGTACGGCTCCTGATACGTCGAGGAGTAGATCTGCATCTCAAGTTCCAGCCGGATGCTGGTGTTGCTCAGTCCGGAGGACTTGATGGGGGTGATGCTTTCGACGTAGATAGCGGCGGTGATGCCGTTCGTCGGAGACTGCTTCGAAAGGTAGCCCACGAGGGTGTCGATGTACCCCGTGGACATGGCATGGGAGGCGACGTTGTCGATGATGTTCTGGATACCCAGCGACATCGTTCCTCCTTTAGATCAGCTTGCCCTGCGACCGGTATCGGCGAAGGATTCGACGGGCGATGTTCCCGCGCTTTGCCTGTACTGTCGCCTCGGCTCGCTCCTGCGAGAAGTAACCAGTGAACCTGGTACGCGGGGTGTACTCGCCGGATTCGAGCCAGGGTCCGTAGAGAACACCGTTGTCGTGAATCTCGTAGCGAGTCGGGCTCATCTGCCGTTTCGCGATCTTCGTCGTGTAGTACGGCGTCTGATGGCGAATCGAGCCATGCAGGTTGTTGAGCCAGGTGTCTTTCGCCGAATCCGCGAGAGCCTCAGCCACGTCCTCGGAGTAGTTCGCCGCATCCCGGATCATCTTTCCGGAACTGATGGGCCCCTTAACGCGGCCCCGGAATGAGATCTCGAAGCTCATCGCACCTCCTCAGATCGACCGTGTCCGGGCTTTCCTGCCGTGCGTCTGATACAGCTGGTCGCGGTAGTCGACAAGCGCTTCGATCGTCGCTGCGCGCTTGGCCGTACCGCCGAAGATGGAGGATGCCGACATGGTGCGGAACCAGCCGGTCTGCTCCTGCATGAGTTCGTGGATCGCCTCAGCCGTCGCGTACTGCCGGACCGCCGGAGGAACACGCCATGTGGTTACGGCGCCGCCGATGTTGTGCGCAGCTGCCGTGGACCCCAGGGCGCCTCGTGTAACGGTCAGAGTTCGCGGTGCGTAGATGTCTACTCCGGCAGCGTGGGCAGCGAGAACAGAACCCTCGAAGCCGCGCTCCACGGTGATGATGTTGCCCGCGATCTCCGTGATCAGCATGCGCTCAGATTCGATGAGGAGAACCTCGTCGACAGCGAATTGCGTTCCGTCCGAAACGGTGAGCGATACGGAGTTCTTGTTCGCCGTGAGACCGGCGCCTCCGACGTTGATGCCGGTGTCGATCTGCGTCCGGTCGGTGACCAGCATGCGCTCGCTGTCGATCTTCAGAATGGAGCCGACGCCGATATCAGCCGATGCGCTCGCCGATACGTCAATGCTCGTCTCCGAGGAGTCGAGAGCCTCGGTCAGCGTACCGACGCTCATGTGCTCGTCGTTCCATCCCCACAGACCCGTAATGGAGATGTCCTGCTGAGGAGTGGACCCGCCGCCGAACGATGCGGAAGTGCTGGTGTCGAGTTCCAGGCGAGAGTACGGAGGTCCGTCGGTGTTGGGTTCCAGGTTGAAGTTGCTGCTGGATATGACGGTCCCGCCCGAGGACAATGTGGTAACCGAGATCAGGTCGTGCTGATCGAGCCAGAGGCGCCCAGGAACTGCACGCTGGTTGTTCGGCCAGTCGAAGTTCTTGGTGGCGATGCGCGGATAGAAAATCCGGTGGCACAGGCTCTCGGTATTACGCGAAGCCGACTCGATGCAGCGGTCGATGTTCCGGTTGTTCCGGGCGATCTCACCCTGGTCGAGAGCCCGCTTGATGATTTCACGGGTGGTGTAGACGGGCGTGGTGATAGCCATCAAAACTCCTCGTCTGCTTCCCGTAGAAACCAGTCAGTGGGGGTGGGTGTGCCCGGCTTCGGCCTTGTCATCGGCAGCGTCCGCCAGCTGCTCTTCCAGATCCTTGATGCGGCTGTCCTGCTTGCGGATCGTCAGCTCGGCGACGGCACGGTCCAGTTCGCGCGGGAACATCTCCTGCACCACGGCCAGAACCTCGTCGGGCGTGGCGGACAGGGGTTGCTGCATGGTGTTCTCCCCGGAGTTGTGCTCTAGGACAGGCCCACCCAGAAGGCGCGAGCGCTGGCCGTGTCGTTGCTGGATGGTGTGATGGACGCAGGAAGCGCACTCAGGCCCGTTCCGTTCACCGCGTATCGGGCCGTGGAGGCGGTCAGGTTCAGGTTGAGCTGGGCAGCTGTCACGGCAGCCGGTCGGCACAGAGTCGGCATGGTCTGAGCGGCCATGACGTACCCGACCCAGTACCTGCCCGCCGTGAGGGATGCCGCCAGGTTCACACTGGCTATGGTGCTGGCGTTGTTGAATGCGGCGGATGCGTCAGCGGATGCGACCAGGGCGCCGGTGGAGTCGTAGATCCCCACCTGAGCGGAGCTGACGGTTGCTGCTGCGGTGGCCCCGACGATGAACCACACCTTGGACGTGGTAACCGACCGAGGTACGTACACGGCCATCAGGTAGGCGGTTCCGGAGGTACCAGCGATCGAGCTGGTGGCCACGGTCGGATCACCGTTCCAGGCGATCAGGCCATGGCTTGACGGCTGTACGGTTCCAAGAGCGTGCCCGAACACAGTCCATGAATCGTCCGTTGCGAGGGCGTTGGCCGAGGCGCGGTAGAGGTTTGTGTCGGCAGTGGTGCCGTCGCCGAAGGTGAGCGTTCCGCTGCCGGATCCGGAGGTAGCGTCGAGTCGTAGGCGGGACACGCTGTCGTTGGTCAGCCGGTAGTCGAAGGCGCGCTTGGCGGTGGTCGTCGTCTCGATACGGTTGACCGCAGTCGATGCTGTGCCCTCAGCGCTGACAGCGCTGAAGATGCCGGACGCTGTACCGTCGGTCCTCACGGTGATCTGTGCGGTGATATTCGACAGGGCCGCGCCGAATCCGACGAAGCCGTTGGACCGCTTGACGATGAACGTCGCGGACTGTGCCACGCCGGAGTCGTCGTAGCGGACCAGCTCGAAGTCTGACCCGGCGTTCGCCCCAGACTCGGCAGTCGAGGTGGAGCGCAGCTTCCAGCGACGAGCGGAGTCTGTACCGAAGGCGTCACCGGAGAAAGTGATGCGCTTCTCCGTACCAGCAGGGGCGACGATCCGGAACTCTTCACCACCGGACTGACGCATCGAGAAGTCGGCGTTGTTGGTGATGATGAAGCTCTTGTCCAGACCGAGCGCGCCCGTGGTGCGGTCGGCGAACAGGATCTCGAATCGGGTCTGAAGAGCGCCAGTGGAGTCCGGTACCTCTATGCTGATGTGTCCGTGGATCGAGGCGTGGTCGTTGGCCTCGTAGTGGGCGCCGACCCAGGCCCACGGCTTCCAGGAGACGCCCGTCGTAAGAGCGTTCCGGTCGCCGTCGTAGCCGTGATCCTGGGTGCCGGTGAGCTGCGGGCCGTACCAGGCCAGCATCGCCTTGGAGTCCTCACGCATGAGCCACATGCGCTGGATCTCACCGAAGCTGTGGGTCGCGGCGCGCTGGTAGCTGTAGAAGTTGATGCGTGCCGTGGAGTCCGTACCGTTGACGCTGTCCTCGCCACCAGCGAACGAGCTGACGAGGTTGATGCCGGTCGACGCTGCGGCTGAGGTGCTTCCCAGAGGGATCTGTGTGGGATTGACGGTCCCGGCAACCATGGTGATGTTGAGGGACTTCGAGGTCTGGAGCCGTCCGCCTTGGTACTTAAGGTCGATGTCTTGCAGCATCTCGTCCCCTTAGCTGAAGAGCCGCATGACATCGGAGACGGGAACCACAGGAATGCTGCGGCTGCTGATCCCCGCCATGATTGTTTGGAAGTCGGCCTGCGAGCACTCTGTCGCCGTTGTTGCGGCGCCCGTGGTGATCTTGTGGAAGACGAGGACCAGCCAGCCAGAGTTCAGCTGGCACTTGTCCAGCAGGCCACCGGCCGCGACCATGTTCGTCGGGTTGTTGGCGCCGGACTGCGTCGAGCTGATGGACGACACGGCGCGCATGCGCATCGGCATCCCGGCCGGGAAAGTCTCTGTCGGGAAGCCGGTCTGGAACAGGATCGTGCGGCCGGTAGAGAAGTACCGGCTGGCGATGGAGTCGATACCTACACCGTCCGTGGTGCGCTGGTACTCACCGCCCGGATAGGCGAGGCTCTCACCTCGGAATCCGTTGGCGACCAGCCACTCCTTGCCCCAGCTCAGATCGTCATCCACCTCAGCCGCTGTGTACGACGTGTAGCGGTTGTTGTGCACATCGGTGGAGTACGAGTGAAGCCCGATCTCCCACCCGGAGAAGTCCTGGAGTTGCTTGTTCTGCTCGGTCGTCATGACGCTCGACGTGCCGAGGCTCTGCACGATCACGTAGTTCGTGCCCTGGTAGCCGTAGGTGTCCATGGCGGGACGGGCGTAGTTCCAGATGGAGTTCGCGCCGTCGTCGAAGACGATGCTCACGACTCCGTTCGGGAACGTCGATGCCGCGCTGTCGATGATTTCGACGGCCTGGACGTCCACCGTGCAGGAGCTTCCGTTGTTGGCAACGGCCTGCACCTGGAAGTCGGTGAACCCGGTGGTCGTGCTTGGTACGCCGGTCGAGGAGACCGAGAACGATCCGGATGCCGCATTGACGGACGACCATCCGAACGTCAACGTGATCCACTCGTTGCTGGACCCGAGCTGGCTGTCGCCCGACACTTCCCACAGGCGCCACCGGAACCAGTTCGTCAGGTTGCTGGTGCCGACGAAGAAGTTCAGGTTGCTGATCTTCGATACGTCGTCGATGCGGCAGATCAGCCGGATGGCTTTGCCGGTGAGATCCGCAGCCGTCATACCGAACTTCCGCAGGTTCGCGGAACCGGCGGCTGTGTCGGTGGTGATGGACGCGCACTGCGTCCCGCGTACGAACGCTGACGTGTTGTTCAGGTTCGATGAGGCGGCGCCGTTCGCCGTCCAGCCGTGCCCGGTCTGGAAGATGTGCGAGACGGACGCCGGTCGCCACGCCGGACCGGTGCGGCTCGGGGCGATCATCCCGGTCGGGTAGGCAGTCGGACCGCTCAGGCGGCCGGAGTTGGAGACCTCGAAGGCGAGCGTGTTGTCCGCCTGCCGCAGCTGCATCAGCGGGCCAGCGGCGCGAACCTTGACGGCCGGAGCCTCGCTGTTGTTCGAGACGACGTTGACACCGGCTCCGTCACCCGAAGTGGCGGCCTGCGTGATCTGTGCAGCGTGGCAGTTCGTCTCGCCGCCGACCGGGTTCTGCCGGACGGTGAGCGCCGTCTGTCCCGGGTCGGTGTTACGGAGGTCAGTCACGGACTCGATTCCCATGTCGACCTCCGGGAGTCAGATGATGCGCGGCTGGCTCGGCCACTCGTAGTTCCCGAGCGGGCAGAAGAGCGATCCCTTGGGACCGGCGTCGAGCGGTTCACCGTCGTACGGGCAGGCCAGCGGAGGGTCGGTTCTCTCCGCTTCGGCGTATCCGATCGCTTCGATGTAGATGCCCGTGAGCTGGTCCCAAGACATCGCTACCTCCGTAGCTCAGGAGGCGTCGGCCTCACGCAGACGCTCGATGAGCTGGCTCTTGTTGCCGTGCGAGGGAAGCTGACGCTTGTCGGCCTCGGCCCGCAGCTCGGCGAGGGACATGCCGTCGTAGCTGGGCTTGTCGTCCTGCTTCTCCTCGACGACCGGCTCCTCGGACTGCTTCTCGGCAGCAGCCCCCGCGTCGTCGGACTGCTTGTCCTCGGCTCGCTCTTCGGAAGTTGGGCGCCCCAGACCGTCCTCGGCTACGGTCTGGGGCTCACTCGCGTCGACGTCCGGGGAGAGGTCCGCCTCGCGAGAGTCGGTGGGACCACGTCCTACGTGGTTCTTGGGCACGGGATGCTCCTTGGGGGGCCAAGTGACCGGCACCGGGCTACCGCACGAGGCGCAGGCCAGAGTTGGAAGGTCGATGAGGCCGGACGTCACAGACGCCAGGCGTACGGTCCAGGGACCGCGTCCGCAGTCGGGGCAGGAGAGCGTGACGAACAGAGGGAGTCGCTCGTTCACGACTCCCTCCTCGTCCACGAAGTCGCTGCTGCCGCAGTGAGGACAGACCGAGAGATCGAGTGCATACGCCGTCGAACAGTCAGCGCACGTCCGCAGGCTCGCAGGCATCAGTTACTCCGAACTAGCAGATCAGGCGGCAACCAGGGTGGCGCCGTCGGTGAGCGGGATCCAGCAGACGTAGACCGTCACAGCACCGTCGATGGTGCCGGTACCGGTCTGGACGAGCTGGATGGTCCCGGTCGTGGCCACCGCGTTGAGGTCGACCCGACCGCCGCGAAGGAACTTCGTCGCAGCCGTGGTGCCCTGGTCCAGGCCCACGACGGTGCCCGCCGTGGTGTCCGTGGTGCCCAGGTCGGTGGCCGTGACGATGGTGACGGTGTCACCGGTCGTCGGGTTCGCCGCAACAGCCAGCGTGTTCGCGCCCGCCATCGTGGTGGTGACCTTCAGCCACAGGGCGGTGATGAGAACATCGCCGCCCGCCACGGTGAAGCAGTCCAGCGAAGTGGCGTCCGTAAGGGTGCCCGAGGCCTTCGAGACAGGCCCCATACCGAAGGCCAGCTGACGGACCTGAGTGCCCTGAATCATGGTGCTCATAGTTCAAGGCCCCCTTACACGCTCAGGTTGGCGAGGTTGGTGGGCTTGCGCTGGACCATCAGGTCGTGCGCGACGTTGAGGATCGTGACGTACTTCGAACCGTTGGTGCCCAGGTCCGGGACGTTCAGCGAGACCCACTCGAAGCCGTCCGAGAGCTGCTCGGCACGAACCTCGACGACGACCAGCTGCTGCTCGGACGCACCGCCGACGTCGGTCATCTCGGAAGCGGCGGACTGGGACCACTCGGTCCAGGTCTCGTCGCCGTCCAGAGTGGTCTCGGACTGGTAGTACGCCTTGGTGATGATGTCCAGATCCTGCGAGGTACCGCCAGAAGCAGCGGAGTGCTCCTGAAGGTCCAGGTCCAGACGGTCGGTGGATCCGGCGGAGGCGACGACGATGAAGCTGACGCCGCCCGCGTCCTTGAGGTGGATCCGGTTGCCGGTGATGGCGCCCGCCACCGCATCGGTGGGAACCGCGCCCACCGAAACGTTGAACAGGCGACCCAGCGCGCTTGCGCCAGTTGCCATGGTGTTCTCCTTTGCCGAGCCCGCCAGGGGTTGAATGCTGGCGGGCCCACGGCCCCGGGTTGGGTTTCAATGCGCCCCGGGGCTGTGCCTGCCACCGCGCAACGTGGCATGAAAAAACGCCAGTTCAGCTAGGAACCGGCGTCGTCGAAGCAGCGCGTATTACGCGCGGGTCGCGAGCTGCACGAACGGGGACAGCGTGTTGTTGCCCTGGTTCGGGGTGATCGCGGTCTGGATCCAGGGGCGACCGTCGACACGCTCGATGAAGCGAACGGTCGTCTGGTCGTTCTGGAACCGGTAGTGAGGCGAGGTGTCGGCCTGGATCGCCTGACGGTCACCGATCAGGTAGTAGCTGAAGTCGACGAAGGAGATGTCGCCCGCCGTACCGACCGAGTTGACCTTCTCCGTGAACATCACGGGACGGCCGAGGATCGTCATCGGAGGACCCTGGACGCCGTTGTTCAGCCAGATCGCCGAGCCGCCGGTACCGACCGAGAGCGCCATGGTGGCCAGCTCCGGGAAGGTGTCGATGTGGGCGACCCACACCGCGCTATCCAGCGAGGACGGCAGCATGCGGGCGTACATCTTGACGATGTTCTCCCACACGATGGTGCCCGCAGCCTGACCGGACTCCTTGGTCACGGAGACCGTGGCCGTGGAGTTCAGGAAGCCGAGCGGCTCACCGACGCCGGAGCCGGAGATGAAGGCGAGGTCTTCGAACCAGGCGATCGCCTCGGGGAAGATCTCGTTGATGAACATCTCCAGGGAGATGATCGAGTCCGCGAACAGCTCGTTCGGGATCTCCGAGTAGGCCGTCAGCTTCTTGGCTTCCAGCTTGACCCGGCCGAACGTCGGTGCGGAGTCCGTGAGGGACGCCGCCTCCTCGGTCCAGTACGCGGTGACGCCGCCGTAGATGTTCGAGGCGTTCGAGGACGCGTCGATCATCGGGAAGGGGACAGTCAGCGTCTCCATCGGGACGACACGGGCGCGGCCACGGACGAGCGCCTTCTCCAGCGCGACACGCAGCAGCTCGGAGCGCAGGGTCTCCGGGATCAGGAAGCCACCGTCCGCCGGGACGTTCGACCCGAAGGAGTTCATGACCTCCTTGATCTTGTGCTGGTTGGTCAGCGCCTCGGAGGTGCGCGAGCCGTGCCAGATCGCCGACATGAAGTCGGTGACGTTGTCGAACATGTCGTCGAGCTTCGCGCCCGGCGCCTTCGGGTTGTACTTGTCCCCGACACGGGCGTGCTTGGTGGAGTTCGACGGGCGAAGGTCCAGACGCTTGGCGTCGCCCTTCGGGTCGGTGGAGCCCTGGTTGGCCAGGTACTTGATCAGGCCGTCCTGGACAGCCGCCTCGATCTGACCGTCGAGGTCACCGTTGGTGGTGGTGTTGAACTGCTTGGCGTAGTTCCGCACGAACTCCAGAGCAGTGTTCTTGGAGGCGAAGACCTCCTTGACGGCAGTGCCGTCGTTGAACATCTCTTCGAGTTCGGCGTCGCTGCGCGGAACGGTGGGCGTGGACATTACCAAGCCTCCTTCAGGCTGTTGAACACGTCGTCCGCGCTGGGCGACGGTGCGGTGAGACGCGCGACGAGTGAGGACCACACGTCCTGCGGCTCTTCAGTGGTTGCGTCGTCCGGGTCTTCCTCGTCCTCGTCGCCCTTCTTGGGCTGGAGGAACGCAGGGAGCTTCTTCTTGGCGTCCTCGGGCTCGGACGCCGTGTCTTCCGGCTCTTCGGTGGCCGCGTCCTCCGGCTCCTCCTCGTCGGGCGGGAAGGTGTCGGTCGGCTCTTCCTCGTCCGGGGGTGCCATGGCCGCCTTGACCACATCGCTGATCAGGGAGACGAGTTCGTCCCGCGTCATGTTCGCGATGGTGTTCGAGGCGCTGGTCGGCTCTTCCTCGACCGTCTCGACGGCTGCCTCGGTCACGGGTACGGGTTCCTCCGTCTGGTTCGTGATGCCGTTGGCGAACCCTGCCGAGATCCGGTGCTCAGCAGCCGAGGCAACGGGATCCGGCGCGTTGTCGCGACCGGCGTACCGGTACATCGACAGGTCCCACGTCCGGTTCATGACATCTGCGAGCGGCGCTGCGGAAGCGGTCGCAGTCGCGGGCTCCGTGGACTTCATGGGCAGAACCTCATCGGCGAGGCCCACGGCCACCGCCTCCTCGGCGGAGAACCAGGTCTCCTCGGCCATGTAGTTCTGCCAGTCCGTAAGCGACCCGCCCGTGTGCTGGGCGTACGCCTTGGCGATGTTGAGGGACTGCTTGTCGAGCATGTCCGCCATGCGGGTCATCTCGGTCGCGTCGCCCTGGCAGACGCCGGAAGCGTTGTGCACCATGAACTGCGACTGCGGCATCATCACGACGCGGTCACCGGCCAGCGCGATCACGGATGCGATCGAGGCGGCCAGCGAGTCGACGTAGACGGTGACGTTCGCCGGGTGCGAGCGCAGTGCATTGGCGATCGCGATACCGTCGAAGACCGAGCCTCCCGGCGAGTTCAGCCGGAGGTTGATCTTCGAGGTCGCTACGTCCTTCAGCTCACGGATGAAGTCGTCGGCCCACATGCCGAACCATCCGCCGATGGATTCGTACACGTAGATGTCAGTGGCGTCAGCATCGTCCGCATTGTTCTCAATGCGGAACCAGTCCTTAGCGTTCTCCGGGGCCGTCATCCCAGGCGGCGGACCAGGCGAACGCCGCTGCGCCACCAGTTCGATGAACGTCATTGGTCGCCTCCTCGGGCGGCTCCTTCTCCGGCCTTTCCGGAGGGATTTGCTGTTCGTCCGGCTTCTTCGCAGGCGGGAGTGCCGGAGCCTTTGCGGGGGTGCGGGGTTCAGGAAGTTCCTGCATCTGCGGGAGTCCGCACACTTCGGTGATCGACTGCGCTTCCCACAGCCCCGTGTCGGCGAGGAACTTGGCCGCCTGTGCCTTGTTCATCAGCACCGTGGCCGCGATCTCGTCGTCCTCCGGCACCGGGTTCACGAAGTCGAACTCCAGCCCTGCGGCGCTGCGCCCGTACATCGGAAGCAGCAGAGCGTTCAGTGCTTCCTTCGCGCGCATCAGCCGGGGCTTGGTCATCCACCGGGCGAACATGACCTCGCCCGCGTAGGCGTTCGCCTTATTCACGTCGTCGGTGGCGCCGGTCATGGCCTTCGGGAATCCGAAAGCCTCGCGGATCGTCTCGCGAGATGCTTCACGCAGTTCGACGAACTGCATGTCGTCCATCGTGTACTTGCGGTCGACCCACTTCATTCCGGCTTCGAGGATCGCCACGCGGTGTGCGTTCGCGACGCCCTTGTGGGTCTCGGCCCACCGTGCCTGGAACTGGTTGAAGTCCTCGTCCGAGATGTTGTTCTCGGCTTCGATGATTCCGCCGGGGGTGGCGGAGTTCATGAAGAAGTTCCGGTTGTACTGGGTGGACAGGTACGTCGCGTCCAGATCGCCGAGGATCGACTGAACGGCGCCGATTCCTCGGTACGGGTCCAGTGGGTGCGGACGGCGCAGGAAGATGACGTCGTCCTTGTCCAGCGGGACCATCTCACCGGCGGGTCCCCGGTAGATGTAGCCGACCAGGAAGTTCTCCGAGTCGGCCACTGGCTCCATACGGTCAGGCCGCACGAACCACAGTTCTTCGGGGAGTCCGACAGCGTTCCGGACGATGATCCAGTACTGCTCGCCGGTCAGCTCTTCGTGCTGCTGTGCTGACTCGCGGAAGGCCGACCCGAAGAAGAAGGGGTTCGGCCGGTTCCATAGAGTCAGGGCAGGGTGCTTAGTGATCTCGATGCGGTTGTCCTGCACACTGCCCGTGCCGAAGTCGTGGCTGTACCGGCGACGCCCATCCTTGGGGACGCGGTACAGCTTCCACTCGACCTGCGAGTATGCGGTGATGATCCGGTCGACGATCGCGAAGAGTGTGCCGACCTGGCCCTGCGCCTGCATCTGGGCGACCATGCCGCCGGTGGTCGACGCGGACGGAAGCCAGTTACGTCGCCCAGTGCCAGAGGGTACGTAGGGAACGGGCGCCTTGTTCTTGAGGACGGCGCCGAGCAAGGTTCGTCCCATGCGCACTCCTCTTCAGTTTGATCTGTGAGTTTCAGGCGCCTATCGTTTTCGATAGGAAGTTCGAATAGGAAAGAGACAGAACATGACAATCATCAACTCGACCCTCGCCGACCTGCGGAAGCGAGCCGGTCTCTCTCAGAGTGAGGTTGCCGAGAAACTCGGCGTGTCCCGCAACCAGGTCAGCCGAGTCGAGGCGATGTACCCGGAGGTGATGTTCACCAGGCTGCGCGCGTACATGGACGCGATCGGCGTGGACATCCGCTTCGAAGGCGAAGGGATCATCGACGACCTGTCGGGCGAAGTCGTCGCAGACACCACGCGGATCTACGCGGAGAAGCGTCGGTCCGACCCCAGCCGGGGAGCGCAGGCATTGCAGCGCAAGCTGAGGGAAGCACAATCCGGAGCGGCGGGAACTGACCCGGCCTCGCTAGGTAGTTGACACCAGTAAGCGGCGCGATACGGTGAATGCAGTGGTCGGAGCGGTCACTGATGGAGGGCGCGGACCGTGTCCAGCCCGGACCCCCACGGGGGCGGTCCGCGCCTTTCCTACTGCCCTCCGAAGAACTGCCACTGCAAGGCGACCAGTCCCAGCCCGGCGGTGATGACACCCGCCGGGAAGTAGATCAGGCCCACGCCCACCGCGATCAGAGCCACGGCAACCAGGGCCATGAAGCCGGACAGCACTGCTGTTCCGGCGCCCGGCGCCAGCTTCGGGATGAGTGTTCGTCGAGTGTGCTGGTCGTTCATCCGGTGTCTCCCCTAGGGCGTCACAAGAAACGCATCCGAGGCGTGACGCCGTTGTAGTAAGCCAGCAGCAGCGCGTCGGCATTGTCCGGGGACCGGCCGCACCGCTTGATGATGTCGTCCTTCGGCTCGACCTGGATCTTGCCCTTGGAGTCGAGGAACCAGCGGGGCCACAGGAGCTGAGCGCAGGCGTTGTCCGGGTTCTCCATCTGCGAAAGATCCCAGGTGCCGGACGCCGAGAACTCGCGGCCGATCGTCCACCACATCTCCGCACGAAGGTTCACGAACTTCTTCTTGTCGTGCGGGTTCGACGAGACGTTCACGCCGACGATCTGTGCGTTGTGCTCGCCTCTACGAGCCGCGTTGCGAAGTTCACCGATGACACCGAATCCGACACCGATGGAGTCGATCTTCACCTTTGTGGCACCGGACTGCCGCAGCGCCCGCAGAACCAGCGGAGCGATCTTCTCCGGCCTGTCGGTACGGATACGCCACTCACGTCCGGCGAGGATGCCCCGCCGTTCACGGATGACCGTCTCGTCCGAGCCGCCACCGACGTCCACCCCGAGTTCAACAGGGGAGAGGTCGGCCGGTGAGTACCGCGTCTCCGGGTCCACCCGGCAAGCCGCCAGGTCGGAACCGCGCACCACCGTATCGACGGCGTCCACGGAGAACTCGCCGAGCACCTTGGACCGGTACAGGGCGTTGTCCACGCCCCAGTCCTGCTTCTTCTCCTCGACCCACACCTTCGAGACGAGGGAAGCGGCCACGGCCTCACTCACCGGCTCGCCGGTGAAGTTGGGGGAGTCGAACGCCGAGATGCCCAGCGTCGCCCAGCCGGAACCGGGCTGGCACACCTTGAAGAAGTGCGTCTGCGAATTGTCGGGGTTACCGATAGCGAGAATGCGGCAGTCCGGGCCGGTGGCCAGGGCGTCAGCCGCAACCCACAGCTGTTCCGGAACTCCGCACGCCTCGTCGATGACGACCAGAACATAACGGGCGTGAATACCCTGGAATGCACTCTCATCCTGGTCGGCGGGCTTACGGCCGTACGCGACGATTTCCTCGTCGATCAGCCATTCCGTCTGGTTCACCCGGCCGGGCAGACCAACAGATTTGTGGAACCGCCGCACATAGCGCCAGAGAATCGCACGGACCTGCGCAGTAGTCGGTGCGGTGGTCACTACGAATGCCTCGCCTGGGGGGTGCGAGTCAAGCCACCAGGAAATAGCCAGTGCCGCCACGTGGCTCTTTCCGATTCCGTGACAGCTATGCACGGCGGTTCGTCGGTGGTCGCGAACGGACATCAAGATGTCCCGCTGCTTCGACCAGACGGACTGACCCAGGCGCTCGCGCACCCACAGGTCCGGGTCCGTCATGTACTTGGACTGGCGCTGGATCGACAGCTTGCGGTCGACCGCAGCCTTGAGCTGATCGCGCACCGTCTTCAGGCGCTTGGTGTCACCCGTTCGGACGAGCTTCTCGACCAGCGCCTGCATGGCCTCGACATCGAGGTCGTCGGAGGTCAACACTGGGTGACCTCCCATCAACCTCTGTCACCGAGGGGAAACTGTCATGAACGCTGAGTGGGGCTGGAAGATTTCTTCGTACAGCACCGGCGCGAACAACTGCATCGAGACCGCGAGCGCGGGCTGCGTGGTCGGCGTGCGCGATACCAAGGACCGCGACCGGGGGATCGTCGCTGTCGGCGCTCCCGCGTGGGCGCGTTTCGTCGCATCACTGAAGAGCGACTGCTGAGTCAAACGCCCTTCGCCGCATGAACCAGCAGCGGCACCACGAAGCAGGTGAACCCAGCGGCCAGTAGCCGGACCCGGTCGAAGTGCGGCGGCAGCGACGGAGCCAGTACAGCCAGCAGTCCGAAGATCAGAGCGAGCAGGTAGCAGACGAGTTCGAGCACGTGAACTCCTTAGAGACAGCCGGGCAGGGCAGACGGGGAAGAGAGCGCCGTGTAAGACCGTGGGTGGGGGCTGACCAGTTCGGCTGTGCCGGTGCCAGCGGACGGAGCGGCTACACCCGTGCACCCCTGCCCGGTGCTGCCTTCTCGGTCATACGGTCTGCATCGGGATCAGCCAGTGCGACGGCGGGTCGATCTCCAGCGGCGTCGAGCACTCCCGTACGTACGCCTCGTCCGGGTTGGACGGGTCGATCATGATCATTCCGTTGTCGGAGCGACGGTAGACCTCGTAGCGGATCTCCCACGTACCGGACTCGTCCGTGATCCAGACCTCGCAGTCGACCGGGACGTCCGAGGGGCGGATGCCGTGCATCAGCAGCCAGTGCTTGATCTCCTCGCGGCGGACATCCGTGAACGTCGCCCACAGCGGTCCGTCGGAGATGAGCCAGCGAGACTCAGTCGTCGTCTCCATCGGGAAGCTCCAGTGCGCAACGCACTGCGCAGTCCTTCGCTTCCAGGAGCTTGCGCAGGCAGACGGTGAGTTCGGGGGAGTCCGGCAGCCACTGCAACATCAGATCCGCCGCGATGGCGAAGTGACGAGACACCTTCCGCAGCTTGGGCGGCAGGTGATCGTAGGAGAAGTAGCTGTGCAGCCGCTGGATCTCAGGGTGACGGTCGGCAAGTGACGGCATCCGGTTCATGCAGTACCTATGCCCGCTTCTGGTCAGGGGCGCGCACGCCACTCGTCGTAGAACTCGGCAACGTCAGCTAGCCAGGCCTTGGCGACCGCGTACTCGACGAAGCACAGCCACATCAGCGCCGCAGCGCACGCATACGGTGCGCTGCTCAAGGCGTAGACCGTGAACGTCATCAGAGCCAAGCCCGCCAGGAGAAGCAGCGTGCCGACGGTGAACTGAAGGCGCGGACTCATTCGGACTCCCCGGGATGAAGAGCCGGTGCGAGTACCTCGCGGGTTACGTCATCGGTGGCGTTGATCGCCGCAATCAGCTGGGCGATCTCACCGCCGATCTGGTCGGCCTCGACGGACAAGCGCACCTGCGCGTCCAGTCCGAGGTACTTCGCCCGGCGTTCCTTGATCTTCAGGATACGGTCCAGCGCCTCCAGCACGAACCGCTCGTCCTGGACGATCTGTCCCTCGACCATGATGACGCGTCCCTGCTGCACGAGCACGTGCTCGCGGCGCAGAGACTGCCACAGGTGCCGTTCCATCTCGTCCAGGGACTGGAGTTCCTGAAGCCGGGTCTCATCCGTGGTGAAGCGGTAGACGGCGGTCAGCCCGCGCTGCACGGCCTTGGCCGCACGCCTCGGGTCGAACTCGCCGGTGACGGAGTCGCGCAGCTCCAGCATCTCGGCGATCTCTTCGAGATCGTGGCCGATCGCCTTCAGCCGGGCGGCCTCACGGTCGCGCTTCCAGGAGTGGTACTTCGGGTGGCCAGCCGGTGCCGACTCCGGGAAGAAGTCTTCGTCGTCCTCGAACGGGGACGGCAGATTGTCGTCGCTCATGAATCCCTGCCGAGGTTTCAATGCACTGGGTTGTGTTCACAACGCAATGGGGTGTAGATTCAACGTGTCGCGTTGAACAGCAACAGGAAGGTGACAGCTGTGTCAGACAGCACCAAGGAAGCCGACATCGAAAAGCACCCGGTCATGATCAAGGTGCGGCGGGTGAGCGCCACGTTCGTCTACGTGTTCGCCCTCGCCCCGCTCGTCCAGGCTGTGGACTGGTTCACCG